CAGGTGCTAGCTTGGAGAACAGAGGACAGGGGTAAGGCAATGGACTATCTGGCTAGGGTTAAGGGTGACAGGCGGGATAGGCTAGAGAAGGATTGCCGAATCCAATGGGAACGTGGAAACCGAGGTAAGTGGGGGGATTGGCGTGGTCTATAAACGGGTGGATTCTAATCAAGTCCAGATTGTTAAAGAGCTAAGACGTTTGGGGATGGAAGTTGAGCATCTGCATAGCGTAGGCAAGGGATGCCCTGACATTCTGGTGGGATACCGGGGTAAAAACGTCCTGCTAGAGATAAAGAAAGACGATAAAGCCAAGCTGACCCCGGATCAGGTGTTATGGCATCACTCTTGGAAAGGGCAGGTAGCGGTGGTTACTAACGTAATTGAGGCGGTTAAAGCGGTAAAAGAGGTGTGCCGGGAATAGGATTTACCTATAGCAATACATTTACCTATAGAAATATATTTGTTGACGCTCCGAAACAGTTTTGAGAAGATACGTCCATCGACAACGCAACACAGGGGAATGAGATGAACAAAGCCAAATTGATCGAACTGTTAGAAACAGGCGCAACTTTTAACTGGTTGGAGCAAAAGTTATTTCACTCAAGTTTCCGCAAAGGCTGGAGAAAAATGAAAATTAGTAACATTTCTTGGCAAGCTGTTGATCGTGAGCATGGAATTTTTGGAACGAAAAGACTTAAACAAACAGAAGATGTTTATTCGTTTTAATCAACCAGCCGGGGGAAACCCCGGCGTTCTAGGGGAGCAACATGGAATCAATCAAAATCGAAGGTGTTGAGCAGCACCAAGGCATTTACGTTGACACCATAGGCGAGGATGTCTGGATTGACATCATAATCAAAAACGGTAGTGCCAATCTCTGCATATCGCCTGAGAACGCTGAGAAACTGATTGAGGCATTACGAATCGCTATCGGGCAGGTGGAATATGAAAGTTGATCCTCACGAGGCAATCGACTTTATCTACCGAAACTCTACGGCTTACGCTAAGGCTAAGGCCGAGGTAACGTACCTAGAGGAGTTTCGTAAGAGCAAAAAGGCGATCTTATTCTCACAGGCTATCGGGAATACGGTAGCTGACAGGGAGAATCAGGCTTACGCTCATCCAGAGTATCAAGCCTTGTTAAAAGGCCTTCAGGCGGCTGTAGAGGCTGCTGAGGAGCTTAGATGGCAATTGATAGCGGCACAGGCTCGTATCGACGTATGGCGGTCACAGGAGGCCAGTAATCGAACGATGGATCGGGTAACTCAATAGGGGATAGATATGGAATACACAGTACCAGACGATAGCAATTTGGCACAATGTGAGTGGTGTGGCTGGGTAGTCGATTGGGATGAAGTTCCAAGGGCTAGGGACTTATCTGGCGAGATCGTTACCTGCTGCGAGGAATGCAACGAGGGCGAGAGTTTCGTCAATTATCCGAGCCAGAAATTTAATCAAAAAGGGTAGAATGAGGGCAGCTATCGTGAGGCTATATGCAAGAGCCTTTATTCGAGATTCTGCCTGTCAAGCTAAGAAAGCTAAAGAAGCGTGAGATAAACGCTTTGATAGAGCGTTGCTTCGGAAATCTTGAGTATTACCACGAACCTGAGATCAGGAAATTTGCCAAAGAAATCCAGAAGGCGATGCTAAATGTGGAGAAAAAGACAGATTGAATTACCGAAACAAAAGGCTCCTAGAGACCGCCCGAAAGCTACCGTGTTGCCATTGCGGAAGGGAGGACGGGACAGTAGTAGCAGCCCACAGCAACCAGTTGCGGGATGGCAAGGGAAAGAGTATAAAGGCTAGTGATTATCGAATTGCTAGCCTTTGTTTTATCTGCCATTCCGAATTAGATCAGGGCAAGAATCTATCTAAAGCGGAACGTGTAGAGATGTGGGAAGAAGCTCACCGCAAGACGATAGGTTTACTTTTTGAAAACGGTTATCTGGAGGTCAAGTGAAAAAGATGTCTAAGGCTCAAAAGAAGGTCGGTAAGGTAATGAGCGAATACAAGGAAGGCACTCTCCATAGCGGCAAAGGTGGCAAGGTCGTTAAGTCGCAGAAACAAGCGGTTGCGATTGCTCTTAGCGAGGCTGGTATGGCTAAGAAGGGAAAGAAGAAATGAAGCCGGGACTCTACGCAAATATCAATGCCAAGCGTAAACGTATCGCTGAAGGTTCTGGCGAGAAGATGCGTAAGGTAGGTTCTAAGGGTGCGCCTACTAAGGCAGACTTTAAGGAAGCCGCTAAAACCGCAAAAAAGCCGAGGAAAAAATGAAGAACGGTCAAAAGAAATCTGACAAAGAGTTGCTAAAAGAGTATCTCGACGAAGAAAAAGAAAAGAAAAAGAACGGTGTTAATGAGATAGAAATCGAGATCAAGATTCCTATGGGTAAGCAGAAGCGGGGTAAAAATGGCCGCAGCATGGACTAAGAAGGCCGGGAAGAATCCAAAGGGCGGTCTTAACGAAAAAGGTCGAAAGTCTTACGAGGCTGAGAATCCCGGTTCTAACCTAAAGGCTCCGGTCAAGTCAGGGGACAACCCACGAAGGGCATCATTCTTAGCGCGTATGGGGAATATGCCGGGAGCAGAGTATAAAAATGGTGAGCCTACTCGTTTGCTACTATCTTTACGGGCATGGGGAGCTAGTTCTAAGGCCGATGCCAAGGCTAAAGCAGCCGCAATATCCGCAAGAAACAAGAAGAAATGATAAGTGTCGTTTTACCAAGTTTCTTAGGAGAGTATTCAGGTTGCGCGGCAGATAGACCAGCCAAGTTAAGAAGGGCGATAGAGAGCTTTCTAACGCAGGGGATAGGTGAGTTAATCATTGTTCCCGATGGTTGCGAGGAAACGGTCAAAATAGCCTCAGAGTATCCAGTAACGTGCTTAGAGCCTTTGCCTAAGTCTTCTCCTTTTAGTGGCTTGCCTAGAAACAAGGGAATTGACGCTGCGACCAACGACTACATTGCGTACTTGGATTCTGACGATGTTTTCGGAGGGGATCATTTGGCCAAGATTGTTGAGCATTTAGATGCTGATTGGCTGTGGTGGGATGATTACGTTAATCTGGATCGTCGGTCAGTAACATTAGGTAAGGGTTTTATTGGCACGTCCTGCATTGCTCATAAGAAATCACTAAGTATTGTTTGGGGTGATGGATATGCCCATGATTGGGGTGTCGTTGAGCAGTTAATGAGGTTTGCCGGAAAAAAGATCGAAACGAACTATAGGGTCATGCATATACCCGGAGTCTTGGACATTTAATGCAAGCAATAGTCATTTGCACGGTAGGAAACCCCGGTATTTCGGTATTACTGGAGTCGATCAATGTTTACGCTAACGACATACCAGTCTACATAAGTTCGAAAAACCCCATAAATACGACACATAAGGTGATACCGAATAATGGTTCCACCTTTGGGGATGCTTATAACGCAGCGGTAGACTATGCTTTCAAAGATGGAAGCTACGACTCATTGATTTTAGCTAACGATGATGTGGTTCTTAATCCAGATACGCTATCGTTAATGCGGGAAGATGCGGGGATTCTGGAATCTCGTGGCGTGAAATACGGATTCTTAGGTGCAAGAAGTGACTATGTGTTGCCGGATCAGAACATAAGATTCCCGGTAGAAGGGGACAGAAGGTTGGGGTTGAGGTGGGAAAGTGAGCATCAGATCAAGCTGACTCCGGTCATTGCGCCTATTTTTGCGTCGATAAGCCGGGAAGCATGGGAAGTCGCTAAGTTTCCGAGTACTAATTGGTATTCAGATAATATAATATGCCATGACTTGAACGTGGCGGGTTATCAACATTTCGTCAGTAGGGCTTATGTGCATCACGCTGGCTCTCAGACGGTAGGTGTTGATTTCAAGAAATGTCACGAAGAACCGAGGGCGTGGATATTGAAACATCGTCCCGATATGTACGAAGCGATATACGCATGACACCGGAAAGGTAATGCAAAGTGCAGATAAAGACAGTATCAGTAGAGAAACTTATTCCTTACGTCAAGAACAGTAGGACACATTCTGACGGTCAAGTAGCCCAGATCGCGGCGAGTATCAAAGAATTCGGATGGACTAATCCTATCCTTGTGGACGGGGAAAGCGGCGTTATAGCTGGTCATGGGCGGCTATTGGCTGCAAGAAAGCTAGGCCATAAGGAAGTTCCGGTTATTGAGTTAGCGCATATGACGGAGAGCCAGAAACGGGCTTACGTTATTGCCGACAATCAACTAGCCATGAACGCAGGTTGGGATACGACCTTGTTATCGTTGGAACTAGCCGACCTAAAGGAACAAGGGTTCGAGATGGACGTACTCGGATTCGACCCTAAAGAGCTAGATAAGCTGCTAGAGCCTGAGCAGGTAGATGGATTAACGGACGAGGATGCCGTACCTGAAGCCCCGGTAGAGCCTAAGACGAAGCTAGGTGATATTTATCAACTTGGCAATCATCGGTTGATGTGTGGCGATTCGTGCAGTATTGCCGATATGGAAAAGCTGTGCGCCGGGCAATTGGTAGATATGTGGTTGACCGACCCGCCCTATAACGTAGCTTATGAGGGAAGCACCGGATTAACGATAAAAAACGACAACATGGAGGACAGTCAATTTAGGCAATTTTTGCGCGATTCGTACGTTACTGCGGACGCTGTGATGAAAGCCGGAGCTGTTTTTTACATCTGGCACGCCGACTTAGAAGGTTATAACTTCCGAGGTGCCGCTAAAGACGCTGGATGGACGGTTCGACAATGTTTAATTTGGGAAAAATCAAGCCTTGTCATGGGGCGGCAAGATTATCATTGGAAACATGAGCCTTGTCTTTATGGTTGGAAGGATGGCTCAGGACATTTATGGGCTTCAGATCGAAAGCAGACAACCATTCTGCAATTTAATAAACCGAGAAAAAACGGCGATCACCCAACGATGAAACCTGTTGAGTTGTTTGAGTATTGCCTAATGAACAACACAAAAGGTGGCGATATTGTGTTGGATAGCTTTGGTGGATCTGGCACAACTATGATTGCATCCGAGAAACATGGAAGATATGCAAGACTAATGGAACTAGACCCTAAATACTGTGATGTAATAGTAAAGAGATGGGAAGATTTCACCGGCAAGAAAGCCGTATTATTAACAGATGAGTAACATTTACCCTCAATAAAATGGTAGAGCATAAGCCAACAGAAGAAAACAAGCGGATAGTCGAGACATCGGCAGGACTAGGCTTGCCCCATGAGCAGATAGGCGCATTGATTGGCATTGATGACAAGACGCTGCGGAAACATTATCGGACTGAGCTAGACGTAGGTAAGGCTAAAGCTAGCGCACAGATAGCTAAGACGCTGTTTAGCAAGGCTCAGGGCGGGGATACGACTGCGTTGATCTGGTGGACTAAGGCTCAGATGCGTTGGGCTGAGACGCAGAAGCAAGAGGTTACTGGTGCTAACGGTGGCGCACAGGAAATGATCGTCCGATGGGGCGGGAAGGCTAAAGATGACGTACAAACAGACTAACTGCCCGATGTGCAGTGCGTTCCTAGTGAACAACAAGTGCCTGAACTGTGGATACGTTAAGTGACAGAGATAGTCATTGGCTACGAGCCGAGGGAACTCCAGCTAGAGATACACGAAGCTATCGACAGCCATCGGTTCACCGTAGTAGTCGCGCACAGAAGATTTGGGAAAACTGTTAGCGCAATCAATCACCTTATCAAAGCCGCGATAGAGTGCGACAAGCCTAACCCACGGTTTGCCTACATAGCACCTACCTACAGCCAAGCCAAGAGAGTCGCTTGGGATTACCTACTAGAGTACACAAGGCCGCTGAATGCAACTGCAAACATTGCTGAGTTACGGGTTGATTTTTGGGGGCGTAGGGTTAGTCTTTACGGGTCTGATAATCCTGACAGTCTGCGCGGTCAGTATTTCGATGGCGTGGTTATCGACGAAGTTGGCGATCAGAATCCGAGAATTTGGAACGAGATCATCCGACCTGCTCTTTCCGACCGCGGTGGGTGGTGTTCTTTCATTGGCACTCCTAAAGGTGCTAACCATTTCGCTGAACTAGCTGACAGAGCCAAGTCTGAGGAAGGCTGGAAATACCTAGAGTTCAAGGCTAGCCAGACCGGGGTTCTGCCTGAGTCCGAGCTTAAAGCTGCCTATCGTGAGATGGGAGAGGACAAGTACAATCAGGAATTCGAGTGTTCCTTTAACGCAGCGGTTGAGGGCAGCTACTATGGCAAAATCATTAACGATCTTGAAGGGAATGGTCATATTAGTGATTTTCCTCGTGATGATCTCTGCCGTAGCTTTGTTGCTTGGGATCTTGGAATGGGTGACTCGACTGCTCTATGGGTTGCACAACTGGCTGGAAAAGAGGTTCGATTACTCGATTGCGTCGAAAACCACGGACAAGGACTAGACTGGTACGTCCGCTGGCTGAAGGACAATGACTACGCAGGGTTTAGCCAAATCCTGCCCCATGACGTACAGGTAAGGGAGCTAGGCACAGGCAAGAGCCGTAAGGAAGTCTTAGAGGAAGCAGGGCTATCCATAACGGTTGCGCCTAGATTGCCTGTAGCTGACGGGATTCAGGCTGTCAGGAGACTGTTGCCTAGATGCTGGTTCCATCCAAGGACTAAGCCGGGACTAGATGCATTACGGAACTACCGTAGGGAACACGACGAGAGGCGGCAGATATTCTACGAGAAGCCGCTACATGACTGGTCTAGCCATATGAGTGACGCTTTCAGATACCTAGCGATAGGTCTTGACGAAGGCGATAGTTCATGGCAGACAACGTTGCCAATTTCAACGA